AAAATTGGAACTACTGGGATGATTCAGATTGGAATAACGTTTTAATTAAAAGCAGAAATAGCCGGTATATCGTTAATGCTGGAGAAGTATATAAAAACTATGTTGGAACAAATAAATATATTATAGATGACGATGAAGGTATTTATATAGAGACTGACTATTTAAAGGTATTTAAAGATACAATTTGGACAAGTTCTACATCAACTGTAGCATAATATGGTATACTAATGGTTATGAGAGAGAAAAAACCAGGAGAAGTTGGTAAGTCTAAGATAAAACTTATTGAAAAAAACTATGATTGGGGTTTATATTTTTGGGAAAAACCCAATGGCAAGGTTTTTGGAGATGGTCACGGAAACCTTTTAAACATTCCTGCACGTAAAGGTGATCTTGAAAAGATCATGGAATTACGCAAAGCAGCAGAATATTGGGGTCAGCCAGAAGGAAAACCAGTTTTTCATCCTGGCGTAAATCGTGTAAGTGAGATGGAATACTCTGAGCAGATTGCCAGAATGAAAGAAGGACTTATTCCCAATATGAATGATTTGGGCGCAGTTCATGCAGCACAGCAAACAATAAAGGAGCATGGTTCCGATGATTGATGAAGAAGAGTACTATCTTGGAGCAAGTATTGATAATCTTGCAGACAAAGAGGATGAATTTAAAAAGAACGATCCTTTTAATAAAAACTGGGATTTTATTAAAAATTTAAACAATCTTGATCAAAATTTTAAAAGGCGCACTGCTCGTACTCTTGGCAAGGCAGTAGATCCAACTTCCGCATATTTAGATAGCGCAAATGCAGTTCAGTCTGGTACAGATAACACAAAATCAAAAGCCATCAATCCAGGAACAGCAGTTAGAAATGGTTATGGGCTTTTTGATGTAATTACACCCCCCTATAACCTTTATGAATTAGCAAACTATTACGATACATCTTTTGCAAACCATGCTGCTATCGACGCTAAAGTAGAAAACGTCGTTGGTCTTGGCTATGATTTTGTTGTTTCTTCACGTACCATGCTAAAACTTGAAAACGTTGAGGATGAAAATTCTCTTGGTCGTGCTCGTAAAAGAATTGAAAGAGCAAAGATTGAAATGCGTGATTGGTTAGAAACCCTTAACGATGACGACAGTTTTACAAAAATTATGGAAAAGATTTATGTAGATGTGCAGGCAACTGGAAATGGATACATGGAAATTGGTCGTAAAGTAACAGGAGAGATTGGTTACATTGGTCATATTCCATCAACAACAATGCGTGTTCGCAGATTAAATGACGGATATGTTCAGATTATTCAGCCATCAGTTACATACTTTAGAAATTTTGGGGCAAAGAATCAAAACCCTGTAACAACAGATACGAGACCAAATGAGGTTATTCATTTTAAGCAATACTCTCCATTAAATACTTATTATGGAGTTCCAGATATTATTTCAGCCCTTGCTTCACTTATTGGTGATCAACTTGCATCAAACTACAATATTGATTACTTTGAGAACAAGGCAGTGCCAAGATATATCATTACACTTAAAGGCGCTAAGTTAAGTGCAGATGCAGAAGACAAAATGTTTAGATTTTTACAAACTGGATTAAAAGGTCAGTCTCACAGAACTTTGTATATTCCGCTTCCAGGAGATACTGAAAATAGTAAAGTTGAGTTTGACATGAAGCCAATTGAAAATGGCGTTCAAGAAGGATCTTTTAAAGAATATAGACTTCAAAACAGAAACGATATTCTAGTGGCCCATCAGGTTCCATTGTCTAAATTGGGTGGAGGAGATTCTGGGTCAATTGCCAACGCACTTGCACAGGATCGCACATTTAAAGAACAGGTTTCTCGTCCAGCACAGAATGAAATATCAAAACTAATTAACAAAATTATTCGTGAAAAAACCGACATTCTTGAACTTAAATTTAACGAACTTACGCTTACTGATGAAATTTCTCAGTCTCAAATTCTTGAACGGTATGTTAAGACCCAAGTAATGATGCCAAATGAAGCAAGAGAGAAACTTGGATTGCCACAAATTAAAGATGGAGATATCCCATTTGAAATGAGTCCAAGACAAGAAACAGATGCTAGAGCAAACTTAGCAGGGAATAGAGAAAGAGATTCCCAAAGAGCAAACAATAATTCTGATAGCCCATCCACAATTGCTGGAAGAAATGCACAAGGCGAAGGCAGATCTTCTAATTAATAAAAAGTATTAAAATAGTTGGTATAATAGTAAGGATATGGATATCATTAATAAAGCGCATTGGAAATCGGATGGCAACAATCTTAGATTGTCTATGCCAATCTCAAAGATTGATCAAGAGCGCAGAATTGTTTCGGGATTTGCAACTCTTGATAATTTAGACAAACAAAATGACATTGTAACAAGCGATGCAAGCATAAAAGCATTTGCTGCTTTTAAAGGAAATATAAGAGAAATGCATCAACCATCTGCAGTTGGCAAGATGGTTTCATTTAAAGAAGATAAGTACTTTGATGCCGACTCAAAAAAGTTTTACTCAGGAGTTTTTGTTTCTGCTTACGTTTCAAAAGGAGCGCAAAACACTTGGGAAAAGGTTTTAGATGGCACCCTTTCTGGATTTTCAATCGGTGGAATTATGAATAAATGGGATGATGGATATGATGAAAAGGTAGATCGTCCAATTAGAATTATTAAAGATTATGATTTATTTGAACTATCTCTTGTTGATAGCCCAGCAAATCAATTTGCTAGTGTTGTGTCAATTGAAAAAGTTGATGGAATAAACGTTATGAAAGGCGACATCGCCGATCTAGCCGTAGAAAATGTTTTTTGGGATAAAGAATCTGGACTAATTATGATTTCAGATAATGATTTTGAATTAAGTCCTACAAGTGGAAGTCAAATGAAAAATATAGGTTTTGTTGAAAAGTCTGATACAGACAAAGATAAAATGATAAAGTTCTTAGTTGATAGTGCAAAAGGCATTAGTGCAATTAAGATGCAAAAGGAGGTAAGTCCTATGACAGAAGAGACAACAAACGTTGTTGATAATGTTGAGGTCGTACCAGAGGCAACTGAGACAGTTGTAACTAAAAGCGTAGATGCTGAAGTTGCAGAAACTGTTGCAGTTGAAACAAATGAGGCAGTTGTTGAAACTGAGATTGTTAAATCAGAAGAAGTTGTCGAGACTGTTGAAAAAACAGAAGAGATCGCTAAATCTGATGACACTGCAGTTGAAGCAATTGCTGAAATCAAGAATACTCTTGCTAATGCCTTTGGCGATCTAACAGCAATGGTTAAATCATTAAATGAAGAGACTGTATTAAGCCTACAGGCTCAAATTGCTGATCTAAGTAAGTCAATCCAAAACATTTCCGGTGAGGTTAAAGAAGTTAAGGATTCTTACAATGAATTTGGAAAGAGAGTGGATGCTGTAGAGCAAGACACCGCTTTCCGCAAGTCTGGCGATCTCGGTGAGATTGTTCAGGAACCAGAGATGGTTCAAAAATCAATATGGGGCGGACGGTTCCTCACAGACTCCGACCTGTTTAAGTAGAAATTCACTTGGAGGTGAACAATATGTCAGAAGAAATCATTAAAAATCAACCAGGAGTTTCCGTACCAGGCGCTTATAACGCTGAGGGTGGATTTGCCTCCGGTGGAATTGGTGGAGTAGCAACTCCAGCATCAGGAATTTTAGGAAATATTCCTACTGCTCTTTCTGGAGTCACATCCGGACCAAACGCTGTAAATCCTTCGGGTGCAGCAGGTAGTGGAATTCTACGACCTGAACAGGCTCGTCAATTTATTGACTATGTTTGGGATGCAACTGTTCTTGCAAAAGACGGACGTAGAGTTACAATGCGAGCAAATACAATGGAACTTGAAAAAGTTAACGTTGGTGAGCGTGTAATTCGTGCTGCTGCTCAAGGCAGTGGTGCATATACAAACGCTGGTGCTACTTTTTCTAAAGTAGAATTGACAACCAAAAAGATTCGTCTTGATTGGGAAGTTACATCAGAAGGTCTAGAAGATAATATTGAAGGGGCTGCTCTTGAAGATCATCTTGTTCGTTTGATGACCAACGCATTCGGTAATGATATCGAAGACTTGGCTATTAACGGAGATGGTTCAACAGGATCATTCCTTTCTATTATGGATGGTTTTGTTAACAAAATCACAACTAATGGAGATGCACACGATTCAGTTCTTCCAGCAGTTACAAGCGATAACTGGACAACTCCAGTTATGCAAGGCATTATCAATGCAATGCCACGTAAGTATCGTGCACTTAAGAACAATCTTAAGTTCTATGCAGGTACAGATGTTTTCCAAAGCATCGTACGTAACAACGGTACTCTTGCAGATGCTATTTCTGAGGCTTTCTCAAGCCGTAACGGTAGCACACAAGCAAATCGTCAAGACTATCTTGATGGCGTAGGACAAACATTCGGAGGAGCCCGTACCACTCGTGTACTTGGCGTTGACGTAATGGAAGTTCCTTACTACCCAGCAGATTATGTCGATCTTACTTTCCCACAGAACCGTATTTGGGGATTCCAACGGGATATTACCGTCAATCGTCAATATGTTCCAAAGAAAGATACAATTGAATACACCGTATTTGTACGTTTTGGTGTTCAAATTGAAGAAGAAGATGCAATTGCCTACAAGGACATTGCTGCTTCCTAATCATTAAGCAATTATCTAGGGCAGGGGATTCGTTCTCTGCCCTTTTTAATTAAATCTGATATAATAATAACAAAGGAGTAAAATGTCAACTGTAAAAAAAACAACACCAGAAAAGGTTGTTGAAGTTAAAGAACAAAATAGTCAGGCAGTAATTTACTCTGATAAAAATCTTCATTTTGATAAGTATGGACACATAGATCAAGGCTATAATATTGTTAAAACAGAATTTATTGATATTTATTTACAACACAAATCAGTTAGAGAGGCCAGCGCTTTAGAACTTGCAAAGCACTATGGTATTAAATAATGCAAGTACTGAGACTTCCGCCATACCCAATCACTATCACCTATGATGTTCCAAGTGCCTATGCTGATTACTTATTAGTTATTGAAAGCCCAGATTTTACAGAAATTGAAGAAGAAGTTACCTCAAATGCCAACAAAAAAGTATCTTATGTTTTAGATGACGACTACGTAAAATATGATGGATCTTATACCCTTACAATCTATGAAGCCGAAAGTGGAGCAGGCGCAGACATTGTTGTTCAAGATAGCCTTGAAATTTATAGACCATATGCTGATCCAAATGATTTAGCAACTACAGCAACTGAAATTGCAGAATATAAAAAACAAGAATTTTTAGCAAGATCTATTATTGACGCAGTTCTTGAAGAGGGATTTTATTATAAAAAGAAAATAATTGAGTATGTAGGACTTGGAACTGACTATGCACCAATTAACTATAAAAGTCATAAAGTTTTAAAAGTATATCAAGACAACATTCTTCACTATGACAGCAGTCTAGCAACCCCAGCAATTTTTGGAATTACCTTTAAGTTAAGTGATAATGGAACTGCGGTTATTAAAGATTTGCCAGGAGAAGAATATAACAGATCAGAGCAGGCTCCTTTGTTTTTACCAACTGCCCAGTCAGACTGGCTTGGACCAATCGGCTACGGCAACTCTTTTGACAACCAATCAGATTTTACTTTTGTTTTAGAAACGGGATTTAAAGTAGTTCCTCTTGACATTAAAGAAGCAACATTAATGTTAATAGATGACATTCGTTGTGGCAAACTTGATTACTATAAGAGATATGTAACTACTTATAATACAGATCAATTTAAACTTCAGTTTCATAAATCAATATTAGATGGTACTGGAAATCTTTTAGTTGATAAAATCCTTTCAAAGTATATAGCAGATTCCAGAGTTAAAATTGGTGTGCTGTAATGTCATGCGAAGCAACAGATTTTTTGTATCCAATGATTGCAGACATATACTATCCAACTATTCAACGTGATATGTATGGATCTGGTTTAAAGAATTGGATTTTTGACAAAAGCGTTATTGTTAATTTTACTTCAGGAGGAACTGCATTAGCAGAAGACATTAAGGCAAAGATTTTTACAAAAAATGAAAACATGCTTATTGGAAGAATTAAAAATGACATTCGTAAATCAACAAATAAAGAGAGTAACTCACTTACAAACATTATTATTACAAATATAAGAAACAGTATGGACGAACTCATATATCAAGAAACTTCTGGAGAGCGTTCTGGAAAAGGTACAATTTATGAAATTGCTACTTATGATCCAGTAGTAAACCCTTTTGGTACAATAGATTACTACAAGGTTGTTTTACGAAGAACAGAAAACCAAAGTGGGGCTGACTAATGCAAGTTAAATTTGATGATAAAAAATTTATGAAAAAGATGAATAATATTGTTGATTATTCTTTTGGATTTTTTGAAGGGGCACAAAAAGGAAAAACAGTATTTTTAAATAACTTAGGAAAAGACACAGTAGAAGCATTAAAGATGTTTGTTGATGCAAATGCAAAAATGGATCCAATGTCTATGCACCATGTTTATGAATGGGGCAAGGTTGGAATGGCATCTAAAAGACTTTTTCAAGTTACTCATACCGTAAGCAATCTTGGATTATCGATTAAGTCTGATTTTAAACAATCAACATCAATTAAGCAAGGTTCTTTGGTTCCGTTCTACAACAAAGCAAGAATTATGGAGTACGGCCAACCAGTTGTAATTAAACCAAGAAATGCTTCCGTACTTTCTTTTAATGTTGGGGGAGAACAAATTTTTACAAAAAATCCAGTTAATGTTTCAAATCCTGGAGGAGACTGGGTTCAAGGGTCCTATGAAAAAACATTTGATAACTTTATGAATTATTATTTTAAACAAACATTTCTAAGGGCTTCTGGAATTTATGATCATTTAAGCAATCCACAAGTGTACAAGAAAAACTTACAAGCAGGATCAAATATTGGAAAATCAAAGGGTAGAGAAGTCGGCTATCGTTGGATTACAAATATTAATGTGGGGGTAGAGTAAAATGCCAAAAGATGTAGTAAATTTACCATTTCCACCAATTTGGATAAATGCTTACATTCAAGCAGTATTAAATGAATATGGGCTTAGTGTTTTAACAATACCATCTAATCCAGCAGCAATTGATGATTTAAGCAAAAACAGAGTAGACATACCAACACAGTATGACGATGAGGGAATTGCATTAAGTCAACAACCAGACGTAATTGTTCAATATGATAGACTTATTAGATATAGAAGAACTAATTTGTATCCTCTTAAGTGCGAGCAGTTATTATACTATGTATATTCAACTCCCAGCAAAATTTTAGATGTTAGCACAATTTTGTCTCAATTACTAGATAGAGCAGACGCATCAGCAGAAGACCTGAACCGTTGGTGCAGGCTTAATCAAAACGATTCAGATACAGCATTATATAAAGATCTTCTTGAAAAAAGTTTAAACAATCCACTGACAAACAATGTATATTTTCATGACATCAAGGTATATCAACTTGAAGAGGTTAGAGACCTAACGGAACTATCCTCTCTTCGTGGACTTACTCTTAATAAGTTTATTATTGAGTATGACTATCATACTATTAATAACCTAGATCCATATTATACATAAAAAGGCTGATATAATAGTTTAGAGAAGGCATTAATAATGCTTTGATAACTTAATATAGAAAAAAAATTGAAAAAAGGAGTTAAAAATGGCAT